ACAAACACGAGATGACGGTGGGCAAGCCCCTCCGCGAGCCGAAGGAAGTTGTGCAGGAGCCGTCGCATCCCACCGGGAACAAGGAGAAGTACCAGACGCCGTACTCCGCGCTGACGGCCCCGGATGTGACGCCGCAATCCACGGAGCCGATTGATCCGTCGCAAGTGCCGGGGGCGACCACGCCCGAGAAGTTTACAGCGGCCCAGTTGGATCACGCAGCGCCCGAAGGTGGCGAAGACCCGGCTGTCAAAGCGATGGATGTGCTGTTGGGGCGAAATCGAGCCGCCAAGCCCGCTACGCAGCCCGGTGAATTTGAACAGGCGGGCGCCATCACGACCGAGGAACAGGCCGCCGCCGCGCTGGGTATTAAAACACCGCTTCAGGAAGCCGCTGCCGCCAAAGCGGCGAGCTTGCTGGTGTCCGCCAAGGACGGCGGAGGCCAGATGCCGCCCCCGGCATCGCCGAGCGATGGTGCGGCTGTCTACAGCGCATTTCGCAGGTTTTCTGGATGAATGCAGGCGCACTCGTTTTTTGTCTGTTGGATGCGGAGGGAGACTACGATCCCGAAGGCTACCGCTTGCTTGATTCGGCGCAGGCGGGTGACTACGAGCTAAAGCTCTGGCAGGGGACGGGGCACGTAGACGGTAAACCGGTGACGTTTAACGAGGTCAGTTTGAACGCGGTTGGTCGCCGTTTTGATCCTGAAAGTCAGGCTAAAAAGTTTCCCGGCAGCATTCTCGCGCTGGGCCATCGGTCGGAGTTGCTTCAGGTCGTGGCCAACTGGCTTAGCCGCTTCGGGGAGCTTTACGTGGGCAGCCACAACCTCAAAAAGCTGGGTTTTTACCACCGAGTCTTCAAACGGTATCTGCCCCGCTTGAAAGTGAGCGAGCCGTTCGCGCCGTTCGATGAGTCAAAAGGTGTTTCCGACTATTTTCACATCAGCGCTCCGCGTTCCGTCATTGAAAGCATTCTAACCGAGGCTGACGAGAATGTAGACGCCCAGCGTTATGTCAATGAACTGCCGGATGCGTTCAGCCAAGCGGTTGACGAGGCGAACAAAATGTTTGCACGCGTGATCGAGAGCGGAGCGGTAACTGAAGACAATTTCGGGGAGATGGCTGAGTCAGTCGTGAACGAGATTGTAGACAAGTTCAACTTAACCACTGGCGATGAACTTGTTGACATCCGAAACTTTAACACTGTCCTCCACCACCTATTGAAACATGTCGACCACCTTTGGCCCAGAACCGACGCCGAATAACGAGCTTCACGTCATCATTGAACGGGAAATGTGGAGTGAGTTCTTTATGCTGACGCTTGACAGCGGCCATACGGAAGAACTTGAAGTGGAGCAGACTAGGGATTGGTTCAAGGTGCGCGGCGCCAACATGGACAAAATCGAAAAGGTGCTCGACCACTGCTGGAACTTCGGACGGTCAGAAGCCATAATCGAAAATCCCAAGGCGCCGCCGGTCAGTCGGCTGCCCTACTCGCCCGACATCTAGTGACGTAACAGGAATCCATTGGATTCTCAATGGTCTTAGCGGTGAGTCGTTACCTGTAGACGCATACAAAAGTGAGTCGCGTTTTTATTTATGCGGCAACTTGTGTATGCGACAATATCTGATTGAGGGTGTAACCGGGGCTTTCCCTTTCATTGTGGACAGGAGCAAGGCTCCTGTTTCGGAAAGCCGACCCACGGGCGGCAGCTACACGCGCATTCCCGGTCGTTTCAGTGTATGCGACTGCATCAACGGCAATAACCGGCGCTATAGCCGGAGCGTCTGGGAGAAGAATCTCCAGACCGGTTCGATTTTGCAGGAATCCATAACCCGGAACGCTGCGTTTGGTCTGCTCGAACACCCCAAGGACGGCATCGTTACCCTTCTCTCCCCAATTTCCCACCACGTCACGGAAGCCAAAATGATCGAGTCCAAGAACGCTCAAGGCCAACTGGTCTATGAGGTCATGGGTGAGATCGCGCTGCTCGATACCGAGGAAGGCAAGAAGCTCAAGGCGCTGATCGAAGGCGGCTACAACCCGCTGGTTTCCAGCCGTGGTTATGGCTCGCTGGAGAAAGCCCCGGACGGAGTGGACGAAGTGAAGGAGGACTACGTTTGCGAAGGTTGGGATGTGGTCATCAAGCCCAGCTTCGAGAACGCGGAACTCGCCCCCAATCGGAGCACGACCACCGCGCAGATGGCGCCGCCCGTGGCGCCCAATCCGCAAGCCGAATCAAAAGCGGCCACGGTGCCAGTTGAATCTAAAGCGGCGGAGAAGACGACTCCGGCGCCCCTCATCAATTTGAAGGAATCGTCGCCTTCAACCACTGGTACGGCGAAACCGGCCAGCGAAACCAAAACAAACACAAAGACTATGGAACTGAACGAAATCAAGCTGCGTCTTGACGCACTTCGCAATACCGATCCCGCGAAGCCGCTCCGGTTCGCTGAGTCGATGACAACAGTCGAAGAACTGCATCAGAATGTTGCAGAGTGGGCGGCTGCCGATCCCAAGCGGTCTTGGGATGCGCAGAAGCTCCACAGTGAACTCGACAAAGTTGCCACCGGATTCACCGAGACAATCAAAGCCCCTGCCAAGGAGGCCAAGCGCCTCACCGAGCAGAACGGCAAACTCATGCGTGTCATCAACGCGGTCGCCTCGACTGCGGTCACCTACAAGAAAAAGCTGGGCGAAGCCCTCAAGGCCGACGGCAGCCGGGTGAAGATGATCGAAGAACTGACCCGGCGCGGCCAAGGCTGGCAGCGCATTGCGGAAAGTCGGAAGCAGAAGGCGGTCGTGCTGGAGAAGGATTTCAACACGTCGTGCGAAGCTCTCGACCTCATGGCACAGCGCTATCACGAAGACGTGACGGAACTGGGCCGCCGCCTGATCGTCCTTGAATTCAAGGAGAAGGCGCAGACGCCCGCGATTCAGGAATCGCTGAAGAAAGCGACCCGCCTCCGCCACATCGTTGCCGTCCGCGAGCAGTTGGAAGGCAAACCTGCCAAGAAGGTGCAGGAGGAAGAAGCCGAGAAAGGCAAGCTCACCCAGCCGAAGGAAGGCGAACAGCCCGGCAAGGAAGCGATCAAGGACGACAAGCAGAAGGGCGCTGGTAGCCCTGATGAGGGCAAAGTGGCCAAGGAACCGGGTGCGGTCACCAATGAGGGTGCCAAGGTCGTCAAGAGTGATCGCGCTGATCTCTCGATCCGGTCGATCAATGAATCCGTGGAACTGGTGCGTCGGCTTAGCCCAGTGCCCGCCAGCAAGTAAGCAACGAGCCATCTAACAAACAACACTGAAAAAAATATGGTAATCCTAACTGAAAGTGGAAGACCAGTACTGGCATCCGATGGCGGGCACATTTCCCGTTTCATGGACGTACTGGAGTGGGGCTATCGCCTCGCTGAAACATCACTGGGCATTCCTGAAAAGAACTCTCGCGGCCTCTGGGAAGCGAAGGGCTGGAAGGAATTCGTCCAACACATGCCGGAACACAAGCGCCCGCTCGCAGCGATCATGCTGGAGAACTGCCGCAGCCGTTTCGGTCGTCTCGATGAAGTGACGCGCACAACGTCGCTGGGAACATTCGACAAGTGGATTTTCCCGATCATCGCGAACATGTCCGAGAACGACGTGATCGACCAGTTGGTGGCTTTGCAGCCAATGGCTGGCCCCGTGTCACAGATCGTCTACATGGACATCGTGACCGGTCGTCGCAAAGGTCGCACTCCGGCGGGTTCGCCCATGTGGCGTGCCTTGCAGGGCGCGGTTGACCGCGATGACGACGGCGATGAAGTCGTGCAGGATGAAACGGGTACCGCTTCTGGCGGTGGCGTGCTCATCTTGGAGTGGACTCCGGTTCGCGCAGGCACCGTCACAGGTTCCTACACGGGCGGCGTCAACTTCGCTGACGACGGCAACGGCCAGATCATCAACACGGCGAACAACGCCGCCATCGGTACGGTTGTCTACCAAGGCACCGGCGCCGGTACGGTAACCATTGCCGGGGCCGCTGGCCTCGACTACACGGTCACCTACGCGTTCAATTCTGAAGGCAACCTCGCCATTCAGGATTACGAGATGAAGCTCAGCAGCACGCCCGTCACCGCTAAGGTGATGAAGCTCAAGACGTTGTGGAGCGAAGAAGCCGACCAAAACTTGCAAGCGATGTATAACATTAAGGCGGAAAGTGTTCTCCTTAATGCACTTACGAACGCTTTGCAGTATCAGAAGCACCGTCAGGTGATCTTCGATCTCCGCGCCAAAGCGGATGCAGGTTTCGTCGTCTGGGATGCCATCGCTCCGGCGAGCGTGAACTACCAGACCCACAAGTTCTCCATCATCGACGCGTTCGAGACTGCCTCGAACTTCATCTTCGGTGCGACGAACATGGTTGCGGGTAACTGGCTCCTGCTCGGTCTGCAAGCTGCGACCGTTGTGGCCACGCTGCCGCAGTTCGTTCCGAAAAACAACCG